AATGACCACCGCCCATAGACTCGTCGAGCATGTCCACAATCTCCTCTTCGGAGACATTGTATTTGCTCAGAAGACGACCCCCTTGCACTGCGTCTCCCATGTCGAGAATACGCATGACGAACTCGGGGTGCGTCTCGAGAATTGCGATAAGGTCCAACCAATCTCCGTTGTCATCCAACACATCAATCTCACTGCTCATGTTAATCTCACGCTCCTACCCATGATGCCATGTCTCGGAAGGGGTTTCTCCCACATCAATGAGAAATAGGCATCCAAGTATATAAACCTATCGGGTTCTTGAGATTCGGCGTTGCTCGGCTCGAACGCCTATCAAATGACCAGGTCGGCTCGGCTACTCACGGGGTGAGCCATGGGGGTCGCTACTCTGCGACGGGAGCCGAGAAGGTCGTCCCTCCACGACTCAATAGAGCGTCGGGGGTTCGGTACGCTTGAGCATATAAGGTCGCCACCTACGGGAGCGTAGGCGGTCGCTGACGAGTCGTACCCGACCGTCTCGGGTCGGTTTTGTTTTGCGGGGGAGCGGAGATGCTCGGCTCCGTGCGTTCGAGTCGCAACGAGCCTTCGGGGTCGTTCGTAAAATAACCTTGACCTTTGAAGGTCCGCAGTTGGAGCGCAATCCCTCATCGTTCGAGCCATCGGGGTCGCAAATGTTAAAAGCGCAGAGCCGAGAAGGTCGGCTCTCTCTGTTCGACAAAACTGACCCGCAGGGCTCGGATTTGTTCGACAAAATGACCCATGGCGGTCTGCTGGATGAGTAGGCGAGCCGAGAAGGTCGGCTCTCTCACTCACGGAGTAGCGACCACAGCAGGTCGGTAGGCTACTCGTGATTGACCTTTGAAGGTCGGCAGGCGGACCTTGCCAGAGCGACCTGAGATTCTCGGACCAGCGGAGCGACCGAGTTGAGCAGAGAGCCAGACCTGAGTTTTGCACCCAAGTCCGACCCCCAGTGGCGCAGGGGTCACATCTACACCCGACCGGGTCATGATGCTTGCGGGGACGAACCCCGCTCCCTACGGCTTACGCTGGAGCCGGTCAACGGAAGGAAGGTGGGTCATCGACCTCACTCTTCTTCGTCTCGTTGCGTGAGCTGCTTGTGAGCCTTAGCGCAATGACCACACCAAATGTGGCTCTGCTTTGCGACCTTCAAGCAAGACTTACGGCTCGAGCCCCCGTCCTTGCGGGTTCCGTGCTGACACTGAGCATAGTGCTTGGATGGAGCCTTGACCCAATCGCCAGCCGAGCTAAGATAGCAACCTACCTTAACACCGACGTGTCGACGAGTTTTGACTGACCAGCATCCTTGCGTGCTCATGCGACCCGAGACAGCGTCCGCTGTCTTTTCAAAAGTCTTCTCGTGTTGTCCTCCGTGCATTCTCTATTTCACCTCCTCGCCCCACTGGGGCTACCGAGACATAGAGGTGGTGGTATATAAACATATCGGCTCTCGGAGATGCTCTTTTTGTCGGGGAGAGACCCACCCACCCGAGCGAGAAGGGTCGCTACTCAACGACAGTCTGACCTTTGAATGCGAGCACTGAGGGTCGCTACTCAGCGACGCACTGACCTTTGAAGTCGAGCAAGTGGAGCCTTGAGCGGAGAATCTCGGCTCTCTCAGAGGGAGTAGGCTACTCGCTTCCCTCCTTGGGAGGCAAACGAGAAGGGTCACCCCTCAGCGACTCTCAACGAGTCAGCGAGGCGGAGAGAAAAGGTGGGGGCGATTAACCGCTCGCCCCCGTGCGGTGGTCAGACAAAAGTTGACCTAATCACAGCGCACCTCCGCTGTTGTCCTCAGCCTTGCGGTCGGCACAGCCCTTGCACCAGTCAGCGGGAACTCGTGCTCCCTTGATGGCGTGGCTTCGTGTGTTCCACGGCGTCTTCGTTCGGTGGGTCAAGCACTGGGTAAAGTACTTGCCTCGGTACTTCGGCGTGTCGCTGTCGGCGGTTTTCACAACTGCCACCTTGACTCCGGTCTGCACTCTCTTCTTGATAGAGATGCAACCTCGGATGCCTGTTTTCTCGTATGTTTTCTCGTTGGCTCCTCCATGCATGGTATCATCCTCGTGTCGGGTTCTTCTGTCTGCCCTACCCATACTACGAGGTGGTGGTATATAAACCTGCTGGTCTCCTCGAGATGCGTTCTTTTGGGAGGGAGAGACCCACCCACCCTAAGCGTTCGAGCGAGAAAGCTCTTGGTGGTGTTGGAAAAACGGAGGAGAGTGCGACCGCATAGGACACGGAAAGCCCTGCGCTTGCGAGGCTCAATACGGTGGGGTAGTGTCTTCTTGCGTTTCAACGAGGTCGTATTGTGGGCATTCATCTTGGAGCTCCAAGCATGTATATGCGACCACTTTGCCGTTTTCGTCTACCACAGAGACATCGCTAACATCTACCTTTTGGCAGATGAGCTCTGCAATCTGTTGCAAGAGACTTTCAAGAGCCCCCGCTTCCGTTTTGTCCATTTCGTGGAGATTGAGCTCCAACTTCCTGTTTTCAAATGCTTCGTGCATCACTACCCAGTAGTGGTGGTTGTATATAAACCTATGGGGTAGACGAGCCCTTGTCTCGCCGTCGGGCTGAGCGACAGCCCTGACCTTTGAATTGCTCAACAAAGAGACTCGACGGAGTCGTCGACTTGCTCGACACGACGCAAACGAACATTGAACACAAAACCGCACCCCAAGGGGTGTTCAGCGACCCAGCAGGTCAAGGGCGTCAGCGACGATAATCCAACGGTAGCAGGTAGCGCACCAGAGGGTTCCGTCCCTTGCGTCCCTGAACAGGGTAGCATACGGTTCTTCGCAGTTGTGGCATTCGGGTAGGCAGTTCGCCATGCTACACCATAGGCGGGGCGGTATATAAACCTGTCTGTCGCTGGACCTTTGAATTCTCGCTCGTCGAGCGACTGAGTGAGAACTTTGAACTCGAGAACTCATTTCTCTTTGACCTTTGAACTCGAGCAAGTCGAGCAGTCGAGCAGTTTTTGGTCTTGCTCAGGACCGACCAGCAACCAACCTGCTGAATCTCACTCTTCACGGAAGACCGTGTGGATGAATAGGAATACTTGTCTTACGATTACGAGAAGTGCTCCAACGAAAATCCCAATCTCCAATTTAAGCCTCCTCATAAACTTGGAAGACCCAACCTCCAGTGTCGGTTTCTTCGTCATATTCGCAGGTAATTTCTATCAACGGTTTTTTAACCATAATGCGGGGGACGGGCACACCGCTTTTCATGTCCATGACTGGTGGTGTTTAAGTGTGCCACGCCCCTTTCCGCTTGGGAAAAAGGTGTCCGTTTTGTGTTTCGCCCTTCGTCTGTGCTGGCTGACGGGAAGGGCGGACAACCCCTTCCCTGTGTACTGATTGGACGCCTTACGGCTATCACGGGCATTGCCCCAGTGGACTTAACTGCCACTGCCCCTTCCGTTGTTGTTTCGTGTGTCATTGTGATTCACCCGTTGCTTGCTTTACTTGACATTCAAGCCTGCTGTTGTGATTCCCAGTCCTTGACACATCGTCCGCACCACTGTTGCACTGCACCCTTCTTCATTGGGGTGTTGCCGTCATACGCCTTGCCTGCAAGACGCACGGACGCCATGCCTGCCCCACGGGATGGGACGGGCTTCTGTGTGCCGTGTGCGAAGCAGTGGACAGCGTACTTCATTCGGCTGTTGCGCACTGCGTTGCGGACTTGCACGGTGTTGCGGGTTTTGCCCGCTTCCATGTCTTCCACAACGAAGACGCCCGCATAGTGCGTTGCGCCCTTCCTTCGCTTCAGTGTGATGCATCCGTTGATGTTTGCGATGTTGCTTCCACGGTTGCCGTGCGTTTGCGTTGCACCCGTTTCTTCCTTCCATGCATTCACTTCGGACAGGATTTCATCAGCAGGGCATGTTGTCATGTCCTTTCCAATTGTTTCCATATTCTTCACCTTGGTTGGTTGTTGGTTGTGGTGCGTTTTCACGCCCACAGGCACGGCTTCACCTTGCTTGCTTACCGCCACGCCATCGTTTGCACCGTGGGGGGTTTCATTCCGTGCCATGTATCGTGCTGACGGTGTGGGTACTTAAAGGGTGCGGTTTCCTCTGTCTCCTCCAAACCTCTCTCCTGCCGCCTCGTGCTATACGCCCAGTACCTCAGAGAACTGTCGGCAAAAATTGGCGAAATGGCTTTATATATGCCAAAATTGCTTACTTTCCACCTAAAACTCGGTATTTTCCACCAGTTTTCACAGGCTTGCGAGGGCTTCCTCCACGCTTCCAAGTAGTACCATCAAACTTTGCGGTCCCCATTGCTTGCCCTCCCGACCAAGAATAAAACTGGTCAACTGCGTGAGCCAATGCCATGACGGTATCGTTGTGTTTTCCAACGTCGATGATGTCCCCGTCCTTCCAAACATGGGTATCTAATTCGTCCAAAAGGATATTCACGGTCTTCCTTGTTTTATCATCCCCGAATGGGAAGTGGATGCGCTGTTGCTCAAACCAAACCCTGAGCCGATTCATCAAAGCCTGCTTCAATGCCTTATTCCCAACCTTAGAAGGTCTAAAATCAACGACCGCCTTCCTTTCTTGGATAAGCGATTCATAGAGTCTTTGGAAACCAACATCTTCACTTGCGAAAATGGGGTTCTTGTACTTATGGCACATCTCGAGAATTTTGTCCACCTGTCTTGCGGGTGGGAAGTCATTGCGTCGCCACATATCAACGAAAAACAAATCTCCTTCGCTGTTTTGTCTCATGACAACCATAACCGAATAATCCTTACCCAAACCATGTGAAGGGTCAAAACCAATGACATACCGACCTTCGTGAAACCTTTCCTTTTCCAAAGTCAGCGTACTTTCCAAATGCTTCCTCGTATCGCTTCTCAAGAAACACTGGGCTTCCTCGTCCACAACTTTACAGAGGTATTCCTGTACGAAGGCTAATTCACCCATAGCCTGCTTCTGTTCCAAAAGGAAAGACAGCGGTCGGTGTTCTTCCCACAGGCATTCAAGGGGTACATCGGGATTCGCCTTATGCTCGTCCCAATTCGGCAATGCCGACCACACCCCCGTCTTCCATGCGGGATTTTCCAACATTTCAGTGTGATAAAGGTCTGTCATGGACATTGGCGTACCAACCACCCACAGCGAAGTCTCAGGACTGAGCATCGGCGTGATTTTCTTTCTAAACCAATGTTGCACCTTTGGCATGGGAATATCGCCCATATCGTCGAGTACATCGTCAAATGCAATGGCGGCGGGGTGCTCACCACGAATAGCCGAGCCAACACCAGTAGCCTTAATCCATGCCCCATTTGTGAAACGGAGATTCAATTTTCCACCACGGCGGGTGTCAATAAACTTTCTCAATTCTTCATGGCGTTGCATATCGTTGCGAATCTCTTCAAGACGGTTTGCGGCGAGCTCTTTTGACGCTGAAAACAACCAAATGGTGAAGGGCTTATCACGCCACTGGTCAAAGAGACATTTGTGAAGCATGACGATACGCAAGGTCGTGCTTTTTGAATGGTCACGGGGTGCAATGATGCAGGTTCTGTGGACAGATGCACCTTGGCGGTCGGCGTACAGTTTCCACCAGTCCCCAATGTGGTCGCCCCAAACATACCCTATCCACTGATAGAAATGCTTGAAATCGTGCCGAGAACGCTCGATGTTGATACCACGAAGAATGTCGGACATGGTTCATCATTGAGGCAATCTCTATATAATTCAATCGTCCAAAACAGGACAAAACATTGAGCCAATCAAACCTTTCTCTTTGTCAATGAAATGCCCCGATAATCCCGCTTGGCTCTTGTACCCCATACGAGCATGCCATCTGTCATTCGCCGCAAGGCTCGGAAGGATGATGCAAGTTGCGCCTCCGTCTTCTTTCACGCTTTGGTGGTGGAAGTGTCCGCTAAACCAAACTTTGTGTTGGTGCTCGCCCCATGCTTCCCACTGCTCCTGTGCCATCAACGAAGGGAGCCTTAGTTGCTTGACCGTATCACCGTGGGTAAATCCAATCAAAGTGTTGCCATACGGGTGATAGTGGCGGGTCTTGACTGTCATGTGGACTTCGCAATCATCAACGCCCTCGTATGAAGCACGAAGGTACAGCGCAAGTGTCAATGCACTGAAGCGGTCGTGGTTGCCTGCCATGAAAACAACATCAACAGGGGCAACTTGCCTTAGAAGGTCAATGTGCCTTTTTGCCAATTCACAACCAGTGATTAGGATTTCAGCAGGGGAAGAGCATGATGATGTACCCATGGGTGTACCACGGGTCGTACCGCCTGCATCGTTATCCACATGAAACCAGTCTGAGCCTGTTGCCAAAATGATTTTTTCGGGTTGATACGGAAGTCTCGCAACCAATTCTTCTGTTTTGGACATGAGACGCTTTTCGGCTTCTTCAAAGTTGTAGGTTTCACCAGTTTCGTCCTCCCATCCAAACTTGCCCCAGTGAAAGTCAGTCGGGCTGACAACCAGTGCATAGGGCTCGTCATGCTTTCGCATTTTCAGTTTCGGGACTTTTTGTGCTTTGCTGACTTGATGCTTAAACTGCTCCATCACGGTGTCTTCAAAAGTACGCCATTTGTCTGCGTCGGTTTGAATGTCCTTCCATTTGCGCTTCTCGTAAGCAATGTGCAACGACCGCCTTTGGCGCAAAACCAAATCATCCACGAGGTCTTCCACTTCAAAGTCTTCAATCTCTTCATCGGTGTAAGGGTCCATGTCATGCGTCCAACCATGAAGCCTTCGGTATTCGTCAAACCAAGCACGGGGAAACTGAAAGTTGCGTGAAATCTCGTTGATGGTTGCACCACCGCCAACCATGTTTGAATACGCTTCCTTCATGGCTCGGTGCGTATCACCACTGACCGTGATTGGCTTACCACCAACACTTCGCAAAAAGGTCACATATACATCGGTTTGACGGTTATAGTAGTACGGGCTGTCCACGATGTACTGCTCGCCTTCATCCATACTCGCCCCACCATGCCTGCTTGCTTGGCATTTTGTGTTGGTTGGTACTTCATCACCGTACATGTTCTTGAAACGATACACACAGTTCTCCCATGACTTTCTTGTTCTGTATGGCATAAGGTCAAAGAGTTCTTGCGAAAACTCCCTTGCTGTACCAGTCCATAGGTGCATGTTTTCACGAATAGTGTCCGCTATTTCATCACTGATTCTTGGCTGTCGCTTTGGCATCAAACAAAACCACTATCCTGTTCCATATAAGCGTTTTCGCAGTCGCACTGTTTATATGGCTTGTGTCTCGTAATCATTTGCATGGCAGACGGCAGTAGATGGAGTTTTTTGGGTTTCGGACGTCGGAGACCTTCTCAAACTGTTGAAAATGCCGAGAAAAAGTCAAATGCACCAGACCTTGTCCGTGTTGGTGCTTCATCCACCTTCGCCAAGGTTGCAGGGCTCGAAAATCTGTTTGAAGACACAAAGGTCATGTATCAACATAAGAAATCGTGGACGAGAAGTCAATATGACGATGAGTTTGACCTGTACGATGACATGCTTCGCCTTGACCCCGAACTCAACGGTGCTGTGCGGTCAGTGTCCCTTACAGCCAACAACTGGAGCATTGATTATGCGA